TGTCAATACTGATCCTAAAGTACCGTATTACTATGGTGCATTTAATGGAATACAAACTATCACTTCTTTTAAATATTCTTCTGGCGGAGAAGTTGGCGTTGTTAGTTTGGAAAAAGACAAAATAAATGTACGGGTTGCCAACAATTATAGACAAACGGCTATAGTATTTAATTCGCCAATCAATTTCGATCAATTAAGTACTTTGACGATAAGATATGATGCCAGTTTGATTGAGAGCGGTTCAGGAAGCACCATATTAGAATTTGGAGTTTTTAGGAATAAGGTTACAGACTATATATGGAGTTCTTCTGACGGATTTAATCCAAATTTAGGTACCAAACTCGCTTCCAATATCGAATTTGGTACTGGCGGAGATTTCACTTCTTCCGTAGCATCGGCAACTGGGAATGCTTATTTGTATTTGTTTTTTACGGGAGTAGGGGCAATAACAAACATAAAAATAGTTAGATTTGATTAGGAGGAATACATATGGCATTAACAATACCCCCATACGTGGGGCAAGGTTGGACTGATAACTCAGAACCAGATTTATCCGCAGAAAACCTAAATGCGGTTGATGCTGGCATAACGGCCAATAGTGCTGCAATCAACGCTATTGCCAACGCTGTTGTAAACCAGATCGTAAATGATCCTAATAAAATAGCCAGCATGGCGGCGTTGTACGCTGTCAATCAGACGGTTACTACACTAAATAGCAATTTAGCTAATAGACTTATTTATGTTAGTGGGTTTTCATCTGTACCTGCAGCCAATATTAGGGTTGCGGTTGGTCAAACATCTGTAACTGTACCTGCTAATGCGGAAAGCTTCGTGATTAATGCTTCATCATTAACCGCAGGTGGATTGACTAATGGCGAAAATATAATTGGAATTAGCTGGTATTCTACAGATACTACTAGCATCTTTCCCATCGGATTTAGATTGTCTTCGTCTAATCAAGTTGCTGTATATTTAAATAAAACAGCGAGTGCTGAATTCGCTTTAACTCTCAGGTATGTAACCTATTACTTTTAATTTTGTTTATGATGATTATTTTGTCCATAATGTTGTCCATGTGCCGTTTTCCTGTTTGGCATATATTAATGAACCACTATCCGTCATTTCAAGCTGGAAAAGTAATGTTGCTGACACATAAAATCTTATAAACGTCCTGCTATTAGCGGCAGAGCGCCCCATTTCCACTTTAGTCGTTTCAAGCAGATTTCCAGTGATTTTATTATTTAAATTGCTATTTGATGAAGAAAAGAAACTTGTAAATCACAGTCCCTAACCAGGGCTATTTTTATTGCCTAAAACGGGCAGGAAGGAAATTATGAGTAATATAAGAATTGAAAGAATTAAGTTTGGCGCTCAGGAATTCGATTTGATCGCAGCCGGGGTTAACCTTGGAGAAAGTGGTGGAACCATTGCCTTTTTGAAAGGGTCTGCTTCTTTCGAATCCATCGAAGCCGCCTTGAAAGAAAATGGAAGCATCGTGCAGATCGGATTATCCGGAGAGCCGGACTGGACCCGGTCTGACTTAGTTTATGCGGGCAAGCTGGCAAAACAGTCCGATCAGGTTATCGGCACGGCAGAAGATGGTATAACCTCCATCACAGCAGATGTCATGACCGCCACTTTTCGCACACCTGATCTGACCGAAACCGTAAAGGCACAGGCAGCAGAGATTGAAAGTTTAAAGGAAACCGTCGGGGTTTTATTATTACAAAGTCTGGAGGCGTAAGAAATATGTATAATATGCTATTGTGGTTGTATGAGAGTGGAAAACTGACTGCTGAACTGCTGGCAAATGCGGTTATTAAAGATTATATCACTGACACCCAGAAGCAGGAGATTCTTGCATCTAAATAAATGAAACGGAGGTGCTGCCATGACTGAAACGGAGGTTGCGGTTAGATTGGAAGCCCATGAGCATGAAATAAAGTCTTTGAAACACCGAATGGAAGATCAGGAAGAACAGAGCAAATCTATACAGGATCTGGTTCTGTCGGTAAAAGAATTGGCTCTTAATATGCAGGCAATGCTTAAGGAGCAGGGGAGCCAGGGGGAAAGGTTGGCTAAATTGGAGGCGGCTCCAGGAGAAACATGGAATAACATGAAACGGACGTTTGCAAACAGATTTATTGATATCATTGCTGGGGCGCTTGCTACCGGCATTATTGTTATGATAATTCAAAATTTAAAAATAGGAGGTTAATATCATGAACAAAGATTATTTGGTAAAGTGGGCAAAGGCAGCAGGAGTAAGAGCGGTAAAGACTATGGCACAGACGGCCATTGCAACCATTGGAACAACGGCGGTAATGTCTGGCGTGGATTGGGTTATGGTGGGATCGGCAACGGCACTGGCCGGGATCCTTTCCGTACTTACATCGGTGGCTGGCCTGCCGGAACTAAAAGAATAACGAGTTATGACGTCACAACTTTTCGGGCCCGGGGATATCCTGGGCCTTTTCAATTGGAGGAATCTATGCAGATCAATAAATTACTTACTCCGTATAACCTTACCGCAGGGGACATGGAGCGTATCAAATGGATTGTGATTCATTACGTAGGTGCATTGGGAGGAGCCGAAGCAAACTGCAAATACTATGCCTCCCAATACATTGGAGCCAGCGCCCATTATTATGTTGGATTTGATGGGGAGATATGGCAATCCGTTGAGGATCAGAATATCGCATGGCACTGTGGAACTAAGAGTGGATATAAGCACCCAGAATGCCGGAATGCAAACAGCCTGGGGATCGAGCTCTGTGTTAGGAATAAGGGGAGTCAGGCGGATACAAGCCGGGATTGGTATTTTGAGGAGGCTACGGTGCAGGCGGCCATTGAACTGACTAAGGAGCTGATGGCAAAGTATAACGTGCCTGCAGATCATGTAATACGCCACTATGACGTAACGGGGAAGATCTGCCCGAATCCTTATGTCTATAATCACACACAGCATACCTGGGAGGCTTTTAAAGCGGCTTTAGTGGCAAGGCCGATAGAATACTCATTAGGCTGGAATCAGGACAAGAATGGCTGGTGGTATGCTGATGGTAAGGCCACGTATTTTAAGTCTTGCTGGCAGATCATCAATGGCCATAAATACTATTTCAATCCGGACGGGTATGCGGTCACCGGCTGGCAAGTGATTGATGGAGAAGATTACTACTTTGAACCAAGAGCCGGTCACCCGTTGGAATGTGCCTTGTATGTATCTGATACCAACGGAGTGCAGTATATAGGGACGTTTTAAGGGTGGGAAAAGTCCTGCTCTTTTTTTGATACAAATAAATAAAGCCATAGAAAGGATGGATTTTATGTTAGTTGAAATTATCGGTAAAAGGTATGAGGAAAAGTTGGTCACCACCAGTCTGAAAGTTGCAGAGCATTTTGAGAAAGAACATAAACACGTACTTGAAAGTATAAGAAATCTCGCAGCCGAAAATTCGGCCGCCATTTTTTTCAGAGAAACCACGTATACAGACAGGGGAAAGAAGTATCCCATGTATGAAATGGATAGGGATGGCTTCTCTCTGCTTGCTATGGGGTTCACAGGCGAAAAGGCTCTTAAGTGGAAATTGGATTATATCAAGGCTTTCAATGCCATGGAATCTGAACTTAAGCGCATTTATACCGAGCGACAGCAATGGCAGATTGAACGTGATAAGGGCGTTGTGATTCGCCATATCCTGACCGACACTATTAAAATGAAAGTGGCCGAAAGTCCACACAAGAAATTTGCTTATCCGAATTATACGAAGCTGATCTACAAAACCATATTCGGCAAGACTATGGGAGAACTTCAGGAACAGTACGGCGTGAAAGGGAAAGAGAGCATCCGTGACTATGTGACCGCTGATGAATTAAAACAGATAGAAGCCATGGAAATGCTCGTTAGTAGCCTTATAAGCTGTGGGTGGGGATATGATCAGATTAAGAGCTTTATACAGGCCAATTCAGTAAATATGCTTGCAGGATAAATGTAATAGGCGGGTATCCGTATTCCGGGCCCGCCTATACTACCATAACCCACTTGCAACTCATAACATAAAATATCAGTTTGAACCCGTATCGTATACCGCCGAAAACTGCGTCACACCTATACTCATGGACCGGCTCACCGTCATAGCATTTATTGTCCGAACATTTTATCTTAATATCTGATACAGTCTGTAAAACCCCGTCCTCGCCTTCAAATTTGAAGAGTAGCGGCCTGGGAGAGCAACCAGGAGCATACCAGGCCATGCAAGCAATGGGGTATGTATTGCCTCTGATGATACCGCTATCAATTCTTTTTACATTCGTGCCTATCCCAAATACTCCCATATAGATTCCTACCTATCATAGTACTGCTCAAACCACTTTGGCTGCCTTTGGTTGTTTATTTCCTTTTTAGTATCCGGCTGCCGAAAGAATCCGCAGTTTGTATGATCGGCTCCACAGCCTTCTTTTTCTCTAATGTAATGGGGACATCTGTTGATATCTTCTGCAAGTCCACATATTCCTAACATATTGATCACCTCTTAAGATGATTATACAAACATTAGTTCGAAAAGTCAAAAGGCATTTAACTGGAAATTAATACCAACTAAGATACTGTAAAATAGTGGTAATATAGTCATATAAATGGTGGAGATACAAAGATTATAAAGGGGAAGGGGAATACTTGAATGGAAAAAGTAGTAATTAAGGGGACCAAAAGAGAAGTAATCGAAACAATGAAGGAAAAGGGGTATAAAATGGAGGGGTTTAATGATGTATCAATAGAAGCTGGATATTTTTTCGCATACAAAGAAGGTTACCAAGGGGCAGACTACTTTACTATCTTTGAAAGTAGGGGAGTATACACGTTAATTCAATATTAAATCATCATACATATACACTTTATAATAGTCGTATTATTCTAGTGTGTTATTTATTGTAGATGGGCGGGTATCCGGTTTCCGGGCCCGCCTTTTAAAAACTATTACTTGGAGGGATATAATGATACCGATATACATTTGTGAAGATGACGATAGCTTTTTAGGCTTACTTAAAAATATGATTTTAAAGATAATCGCAGAAGAATTAGATGGCGAAGCGGAAATCGTGTGTGCTGCTACAAAACCCCCTGAAATTTTAACAGTAACGGAAGGAGATAGGCGACCAGCTCTATATCTTTTAGACGTTGATCTTGGAATTGATGTTATGAATGGGATAGAACTTGGTAGAAATATTAGAGTCTTAAATCCTGGTGCATACATTGTCATGATTACGGCCCATGCAGATAAGGCTTTTTTGACATATAAATATAAGATAGGAGCCAAGGGATATATCCTAAAAGAACAAATTGAAAAAGTAGAAACAAGTCTTAGAGAACAAATTGTAAATGCCTTTGAAGTTCTGTCAAAAAATCAAATAGAAGAACAAAAAATTATTGTATTACGGAACAATGGAAATGTTTTAACAAGGTATGCAAATCAAATTTATTATATAGAGGTTATTGCAACAACTCAAAGAAAGTTAAAGATATATGGAAAAAATGAGATTTTAGAGGCTAACGCTATGTTACATGAAATCAAAGAGCAGTTAGACGAATCATTTTATCAATGTAAAAAATCATACATAGTAAATATGAACCATATTAAAGAAATTTCAAAAAATCGCACTGTTATTTTGACTAATGGAGCCAAAGTTCCTATATCTATTCAGCGTTATAGGGATTTTGTAAAACATTTTATAAGATTTAATAAAACAAAGCAACCAGAAAACTAATACTTTCAATTCTTTATAGTTTTTTAACATAACATGAATTAATTCCCGGCCCTTGAATAATCAAAGGCCGGTTTTTTATCTCATTTTCATTATGAATCCTAGTGGGTGCATAGTAAAAATGAGAATATAACTATAATTTTACTACCAACTTCTCGCCATCCCATATGCATTCCGAAATTGCATTTTTCATAAGGTTATTTATCAAATCATAGTCTTTTGTTTCTAATGCTTCAACAATTTCACATACCTTTTTGTATTTATCTAACTTACCAACTTCTTTTTCTTTTAATTTTTCTTCTATGACTGTAATATTATATAGCTCATTTTTTAATGTAATTACTTGCTTATCTAATTTTTCAATATTTGATATAATATATTTAGCAGCAGCTGATCCGTCCGAAGTTTCTAATGCAGATGTTAGATTTGATATTTTCATTTCTATACTTTTAATTTCACGTTCTACGCTTGAGCGATTTCTTATTCCGCATGGCTGATTATTTTCTGGTATGTATTTGTCTATCATATTACAATCTAATGCAATTTCTTTAAACTTATTAATAACTTCATTATCAATATCATCTAAATTAACCATTCTTGTATTGCAGTATTCAGTACCTAATCTTACTCTTACCGGACAATAGTAGTGTCTATATTCAACTTCATATTGTTTGTCATATTTGTATTTTGTTATCATTAATCTGCCACATGAACATCGCAATACACCTTTCAAGATTCCGATTTTGTGTTTCCTGGTCTTGTTAATTGTATTATTACCAAATCTTTCTTGTATTGCTAAAAATGTTCTACTATCTATAATAGGAGAGTGGTGCCCAACTGTTATTATCCACTTTTCCGGAGGATTAAGTATTCTTTTACGTTTATGGGTCCCTTTTCCGCTTCCCCGGCCTCTTCCGTATGCAAGTATCCCATGTTTCCCGTCAAATGCTTCTCTTGGTTTCGCCATTTTGCATCCCATCGCAGCAAAATAATCATAAGTCAACCCGTCTGCAGCAACATAATTTGGATTAGTTAATATAATCCAGATTTGTGATGATGATAAAGCAGCACCTAGCGGTGTTTTAAAATTTTCGTGCTTATATTTTGTCTCTAAACCGTTAAGACTCATACCTCCATGTAAGAAATCGTCTACTAAGCGTTTAAAAAAAGGAAGTGTTTCTGAATTTTCCACCAAAATAGAATGAGTACGCATGTTATCAGAAACTATTTTTTTTAATTTGAATCCGATCGGGGGTCTGCCTCCACACCAATAACCTTTTTCAGCAAGCTTTATCATATTGTCGGTAACTCTTATTATTGTATTTTCACGCTCCATCTGTGAAAAAACAGCATTAATATACATCATTCCTCGTTCAGTAGGTGTCATATCTTCTTTAATTTCGATATTATCCCTAACAGGAATAACGGTAATATTGTATTTTACGATTTCACGATAAAATAATGCGAGATCACCAACATCACGCCCAACTCTATCTAATTTATAACAAACTATTATATCAAGAAATCCATTTCTCATATCATTAAGTAATCGTTCCCAGTCAGGCCGATACATATCACCACCTGATTTATCTTCATCTATGTAGTATGTGATCTGTTTGTCGGATTCCTGATAATATTTATTAACATATTCTTCTCCAAGCAAAACTTGGTTTTCTATACTGTCAGATTGCTCACTATTCATTGATTTCCTTGCATATATACCTATCTTTGGCATCGTTATCCGGTTTTATCCTCATAATTTTCCTCTTTTGTTGATCTTAATAGTTGCATTTTACTAATAGCTGGTTTATAATACATAAAGAACGTTTGTTCGATTGATATTTTAACTTTCCCTTTAATTTCAATTTAATACCGTTCTTTTTCACAAACATTTCTCTTAAACTTTCAGTGAACACATTATATTTCTCAGCAAACGTTATAATTGACTGTGGAAATGTACAAAAATGTGTGTTTTTGAATAAAATTATGGAAAATAATTCCATGGAAATTACCATATTATAATTATATAATCTATTTACAATAAATGGTTATAACTGGCAGATAATAACTTCGAGGGGGTACATAATTATGGATTTTAAAGAAATGCTGCGCAAACTTATTGAAACTTTGAGTGAAGACGAAGCAAAAAGTATATATTACGCTGTCTTGGGGGTCTTAGGGAGAGTTTTTTAACTCTCCCCTGGTAAATCATTCTGATTCTTTGCTATTTCAAGACAATTATTAAATTGTTCAAATACATAATTCCATTTGTCATCAGGAAAATGATACATCATTTCAATGAGAGCGGATAATACCGCTTTTTTTTGTGCGGAAGCATTCCCCATCAAATAACCAAAGTGATTAAATGCAATATCAGCTTTTTCAGGATTTAAAAATACATCTCCATTTCCTGTACGTACCCAATCCTCATTGATTTTAAATTCATTCCAATTGCGTAACATTATAATATGCTGTTCTGTTACTCTTCTTCTTCCATTCTCTATATCAGATACACCTGATTTAGATATACCAAGGGCTTTCCCAAATTCTTCCTGGCTTTTATTACACTTTTCTCTTAATAGCTTAAATCGCTTATTTATCTCATCGGGCATGTTAAGTCCTCCTTTTTTCGTTATTATAGCACAAAGTTCGGAATCTGTAAAGAAAAAGTTCGCAAACCGAACAAAAACCCCTTGACATTGTTCTAGATGCGGGATATAATGAACGCATACAGAACAGAAAGCGAGGTGATAAGATGATGAATAGGAGAGAAAACGCATGTAGAAATGAAACAAAACGTTTGGAGCAAATCAAATTTATTATGGAACATTGGGATGAATTGCCTGAACGCATTCAGGGCAGATTTGAAGGGACAATTTTAACTGCATCTGATTTTATTAATCAAAAGACAGGATAAGGAGGTAAATAATAGGTGGGAAAAAGAAGCCACGAAAAACCGAAGGTGGTATTTATCCTGACACCCGGTTATCAGCAGCGATGGACTAAAGCTGTCCT